CCAATCAGTTGGGTCGTTAAAACCTGCACTCATGCCTGTAATGGATTTAGTTAACGAAGTTCTAAACTTCGTAGGATCAAATGCTTTTGATGCCATGTTTATCTCCTATCTAAAAAGCAAATGGGGGATTGCTCCCCCACTAATTATTACTGTCCTTGACGTGCTCTAATCATTGCTAGAATGTCTTGAGCGTTGCCACCTTCTGCAGGAGCCGCTTCAGCCGCAGGTGCTGCTACTGGTGCTTCTTCTGCTACTGGAGCTGCTGGTGCAGCCTCAGGTGCTGGTGCCGCTGCTGGTGCAGGAGTACTTGCTGCCGGTGTTGCTACCGGGTCGCCTGTACGCTGTGCCATACCTGCTGGACGGAAGTAGTTACCCCAACGATCCATATCAAATGCTTCACCGTCTACTGACGCTTCAAACATTTCTTGCATGACCTTAAGTTCTACTTCACCTGGCTTCTTAGGTAGGAAGTCTGCTAGATTAAACAAACCATGTGTGTTAACTGCCTGCATCTCTGCATCGTTTAATGGACGCTCTCTACGTGCCCAATTAGATGTAGAATAATCTGCATATCCGCCTTTTGAAGTTTTGTTAAGACGGAAGTCAACACCAGCAGTATAATCTGTTGGCAACTCTTCCATATCTGGATCCATAAGCGCCTGCTTAATGATTTGGAAGATTTGTGGACCAATGATAAATCTACGGATTGGATTCTCCGGAGTCTCATCGTCACTTAGTGGGTTATCCACAACAAAGCCTTGGAAGATATATGAACGCTTTTTCCAATACTTACGACCCATATCTTCTAGACTTGGATCTTTAAACCAACCGCGCACTTCGTTAAGAATGTTACACTGCTCGCCATACATTTCCATACATGGAATCTGTACTTGTACTGGACGTGAATCAGTTTGACCTTTGACGCCTGCAAATGGTAGTTTAATTACCAAACGCTCTTGCCAAAAGAAAGTGTTGTCTGCATTGCCATCAGGAAGGAAACGTAGCGTTGCGCTATCGCCTTCTTTAATATTCCAAAATGGGTAAATGCTGTTATCACCACCGCCTGACTGACGGTTGCCTGAAGCGCCTGCTTCTTGTTCTTTGAGCTTTGCTCGGATTTCTGCTAATGATGCCATAGTTGTGCCTCCTATAATGTTATGCCTATGTGCTTGTGCCTATTTGTGCAGCACAGTGTTAATAATACACTCTACTGTACAGCATGTCAAGTCTTTTCTTAAAAAAACTTGCAAAAAATCAATGGACTACATGTCCAAAAGTATTTAGCCAATCTATTATAGACCGGCCAATCTCATGATATCGTTTTCTTCTTGTGATGCAACTGTTACTTGCTCACGTTCTTTAAATGTTTTGTATGTTTCTTGAATACGTCCAATAAAGTCTTTTGCAGGAGTAATATACTTTTCACCGTAGTCTTTTTCTACGCCAGTTAATACTGCTGTTTCGCCTTTTGGAAACTGTCCTGTTTCTCTATCAAACATTGAAAGGATATATTCTGTTACAGGAATCTGTGCGGGCTCTTCAAATGCCATTTCTGACTCGTCTACTGGTACACAGTTAGGAACTTCTTTTCCGTCCTTTTTCTTCATACCAATCTGTTTGTAACCTGTCCAACAAGGACCGTCATCTTCTGCTACAGCACTATCTGCAAACTGACCCATTAAAGAATCAATTGCACTTTCAATCGAATCTTCGTCAACTGTTCCTGAACGTGTTGTCCAACCTGAATTTAGTTCGTCACCAATACGTTGTACTTCTACATCCATGTCGCCTGTTTCTAGTTCGTTTTTACGAATCTCGTTATACAAACAAACTCTTGCGTCATTTAAACAACCTTGTTCAATACTTCTAATTTTGCCGTCATCATATCCGTTAGATGCAAGTACTCTTTTTAGTAATTCAGCATCATCTAGTTCTTTTTGATATGCAGCATTGTTTCTATCTTGAATGCCTTTAACTTTATCTTTAATCCAATCAATTGGACCTTCTTCTAAATCTTCTGGACCTAATTCTTTTGCTTTTGATGCTTCACTTACTAGTTTGTAAATGTAAGGAAATACGTCTTTAAGTTCTTCATTAAACTGACGAATAGTAAGTTGATCAATCCAGTTCTCAGCAACGTCTTCTGGAACTTCTTCAATAACAGGGGCTTCGAAGCTCTCGACAGTTTGTTTGTAATATGATTCTCTTTGCAATGATTCTAATGTCTTTTTAACTGTAGCAATACGCTCTTTAACTACATCCATATATTCGCTTAGGCTTTCTGCCATTACTGCTGAACGACCCATGTAGTTTTTAAACTTACGTAGTTTTGACATTTCTTCAGACATGCTAACAATATGCTTGCCAAAGTCATCAAATGGTTTGCCGCCTTCGCTTACATGACGTGCCATTGCTCTAGCACCAGTTAGATGTTTGTATGGATATTTGAATCTTTCACCTTCTGAACTTTCAACATAGATAGCACCAATTTTTTGTGTGCGTCCTGTTGCTAATTCTTGATTAACACTTTCAGTGTGTCTAATGTTAAGTCTAGCAGTACCAATGTCTTGATAACTTACTCTGCTAGTGCCGTATAATTTTGATTCACTCATCATTGCATCTCCGCCCTGTTGTTGCGCTAGGAATTTATAATCTCTCTTATTTAAATTTGACTTTGTAATATCTCTAGTGTCGAACGAAAGCAATCTTTTTTTAGCAAACGTTCTTAGTTCTCTTAAAAAGTCAAACCATCTTGATTTTGTTGTACTGTCTTGATCTTCAACAAAGTTATTATGATACATTACAGCAAGAGCATTTTCGTCAATACTAATACTTACTTTACCTAAGTTTTTATCACCTTCTTTAAAATCAAAATCAAAGAAGCGAGCTGCTAACGGGTCGTTAATAACTTTACCTTCACCGTCGCCAATAGTAACGCTAGGAAAGCGTCCACGAATTTTATTAAATAGATCTTCTGCTATGTTGTCAAGACTTTTCATACTAGTATTTATCAATAGTTGCTGCTAATGAAGATCGGCATTGGTGGTTCATAGTCTTCATCTTGTTCTGCTTGATTAAACGTATTATACACTCTAGGATCCCAATCTTTTAGTACTTCCATCATTCTTATTGCAAGAATGCTGGCCATAATTAAATCATCTGTTGCTCCACTTTTTGCTTGATACGAGCTACCTGTTGCTACAAATGTTTTTAGTTCGCTTACTAAGGGTTTACTCTTAATAGTCATTTTGTCGTTTTCAATCATAGTTTTTAAACGACTACAGGCTGTAATTTTAGTGCTATGTGTAGTATTAAATCCTTTACGGAATTTTCTTACGTGTCCTTTTCTAATAGGTTCAGACACAAAAAGTCCAGGAATATTTTCTTCCCCAAAATCGTTTATAACGATTAGGCATGCTTCTCCAATGCCGTTGTTCTCTACACTCCAATACACATTATTTGGTGACTTAGTTTGATCTGCTATGTATTTGCATATATCAGATAAAATTCTCACCTGTCCCGGTATGCCTGTTTGATTGTGTTGCCATTCTGCTACCTGTTCGTATGTAGGTAATTCGTAAACCTGAATAGCAGCATAGTCACCACCTGTACCCATACTAGGGTCAAGTGCTACAGCATATGTATACTGACTGGTTGGCTTTTTATACCAACGTGTTTGTCCCATATTAAGTAACGGAGTAACACCTTCCATGCCAGCAAGTTTAATTGAGTTAATTAGTGTTTCATCAAATACTAAGAACTCACAGCCGTATTCACGACGGAACTTTTCTTCGCCAATACGCCCAATCTCTGCTTCTTTCCACTCTTCATCGCGATCTGGATGTTCTTGCCATTCTGCTCTAAATGCATGGAAACCGTTTATACCTACTTCTTGTTCGTTGCCGTGTTCGTCAAACTTTTGCTCTGCTTGTTTCCAAATAGTAGCAAATGTGTCTTCGTCTGAGTTTGGTGTTGATGTAATAATAGCACGACCACCTGTTGCTAGTGTAGGTGAAATAGAAGTCCAAAATTCTTCTGCAATGTTGGGCATAACAAACGCAAACTCGTCACAGTATAGTAGTGAGATAGACATACCACGTCCTGTGTTGCCTGTTGTTGTTTGACTTACAATCCTTGAACCATTCTCAAACTCTATGCTACCTTTGTTATAACTAGTAACACCTGCTCTAATATGATCTGGACAAGTTTCATAAACATAGCGTATACGTGCCATAATTTCCTGCGCACCTGTGTATTTGTGTGCTGCAATTAGAATAGTTTGATCTGGATTAAACATTGCATACCAAGCAAGATAGATAGCAGCACAGGTAGTTTTACCTGTTTGTCTAGGCATCATATTAATATTAAATCTATAACTATGATAACTGTGCAACAAACGAAGTTGATATTCATAAGGATCAAACATAAGTTTGCCTTGCACAGGGTGCTGTATGTAAGCAAAATGCCTTGCAAAATGCAAGTACCCCTCATTAGGATCCATACATGATAACAAGTCTTCAACTTGTTCATTTGTAAATGTTTCTTTTTGATTTGCTTTTTTTGTTAATACACCGTCTAAACTTTTACTCATACAGTATTTAACCAAAAAAATAGCGCCCTAAGGCGCTATTGAGTTCTGGGGGGATGTATTACTTTCTTGCTGCTAGTGCTGCACGAAGTTGAGATTTAATTTGTTCTTCTAAATCTTCATCTTCTGTATTCATTGGATTGTCGCCGCCTGCTGTTGCTGGATAAGATCCTTTTTCTTTATGTAGATCGTTACCCGATGGCATACTTGCACTTACATCGTTTGCATATTCTTCATCAGGCTCTGTACTAGCATCTTGGAAATTGCCATCATAATCTTCTTCTTCCATTGCTTCGCCTGGTGCCATCATACGAATCATGTCGCCCATTTCTGGCTCTTTTGGTTTTGCACCACAGCCGCCCATTGGTTGGCTTGGACCGTGAATTTTACCGCAAATTGGGCAAGGTTTTGGACCTGGATTAATATCATCTGGGCCAACTACTTTGGCACCATCTGCACCTGCTAGTTGCATCATACGTAGTATTTCTGCTACTTCGCTTGCATCTGCACCGTTAATGTTGATACTTGCTTCGTCTAATTGTTTTTTGTCTGTCATAACTGACTCCTTTGGTAACACAGGTTTCATATTAACTTCATTTGGCGAAGCCCACTCTATATTTGCAGTTATTCTTTTACTAAAAGTACCATCATCATTTCTCTTTAATCGTGTAATTGAATAGTTTTTTTGGCCTGCCACACCGTTCATTTCCGGCTGTACCGAAGTAACTGCAAAGTCGTTGCCTTTTTGAATTAACACCTTATTTTGGTCATAACTAAATCCAGGAGGTTGAGGGTTAACTGCTGTCCATTTTGAACTTGTTTGAGCCATACCAGCAGATCTTGTCTTTGCTTGGCTTTGGTCTACATTTACCTTGCTTGGATCTTTATCTGGATTGTTTGCATATTTTTCAATCATGCCTCTAGTTTCTGGACCAACAATACCATCTACTTTTGCACCTGAATTCTTTTGGAATGTACGCACTGCTTTTTCTGTAGCAGGACCAAAAATACCATCAACTTCTGAACCTGTCATACCTAGATTTCTTTGTAGTTGTTTAACACCTTCGCCTCTGCTGCCACGTTTCATAATTTGATTATAGTCTGCGCCTTGTGGAGCAGGTCTTGCTGCTGCTTGCTGTTTATCTGGATCTTTCCAAGCGCCTGTTTGTGCATCATTAACAGCCTGTGCTGCTGCCTTTTTTGCTTTTTCTTTTTCTAGTCCCATACCGACTAGTGCGCCCATTAATGCAATTGCTAATGGATTTTCTGTTAATACTTCTTTACGTTTCATGATAACACCGCCTTACTGTTTTCAGCATCGCTAATATCTTTGCTATCACCTGCAGGTGCTTCACCAACGTAATCGTTGTCTCTTTCTTTACGTGCTGTTTCTAATTCTTTCAACAAGTTCATTACACGATCTGGGCCTGCGTCTGCTTGTGCGCTTTCGCCTCCCAAGTCTTCCTGAGTCAATTTTGCTGTGTATTCGTCTTTTGCATCTTCTTGCTGATATAGTTCTTGTGGTTCGTTTGGATTACGTACAATGATGTGACTTTGAGGAACACTGCATACACCGCCTAAGTATTCTTGTAATACTTGTACAGTTGTTGGGTATGTAAGTTCAACTTCATAATAATGAACTTCTGTATTTTCTAACTGTGGAAAATCTAATGGACGTTCTTGAATTGGAGTTTTCTTACCTGCTGACATTTTTGTGATGCCAAACTTTTGTAATCCTGTTTCAATCATGTCCTCGCATCCATCAGGTCTATCACCTGCGATGCCAATTTTAAATTCATATGTTTTCTTTGATTCTGTTAAATAATCAGCAAAATTTTTCATCGACGTATCCTAAACTATAATACTATTTATCTTTATCCAAACCTTTTAGGCGCTCAAGTAGACTGTTTCTATCAGTAACAACATAGCCTTCACCGCTTACAATATCGCCATCTGTAGGTCCGCTGTCTCTATCCATTTTTTCTTTTTTAAGTTGTAGTTCAACCATTTTAAGTTTTTTATCTAGTTTTGCAACTTTGGCATCTAATGATGTTTTTAACATTGTACCTGCAACTTCAAATACTCTACCACTGTAACGACTTTCTACGTTCATGCCTAGGTCCATTAAGTCATCATATGCAGTCATTGCTTTGTCAGCAACTTCATTTAGTTCAGTATCTGCCATATTGCCTAAACCTTTTACAGCAGGCAATGCACTAGCTATTTTGTCAAACTCTGCAATATCACGAAATGTATCTTCATGCTCAACAACAGGTTTACGATCTTCTTCTTCCTTGAGATCTTCGTTGTCTGGTAAGTTTAACATTTCTTCAAGTTTTTTAGTCATACTATAAATCCATTATATACTACTATTTACCCCAGTTTTTATCAGTGTTCATATATGCGGTTATAGTTGCACGCCAGTTGTTGCCGCTTTCATAACTGTGCCAAGTTTCGTTGTCATTGCCGCATAATACCAAGCATCTGCCAGGTTGCCAAGGAATTTGAATTTTATTGCGTTGTTGATTGTTACTCATTACAAATGTTCCAATACTTTCTAAAGGTCCTACATATGTAACAAATGTCCAAATTTTTGTTTTATCATCGCAATGCGGCGGAAAACTGTAACCTGCTGTGTTTATTGCTAAATGTCCTAATGGATATATTTTTTCACTATTTCTAGCTGGCTCCGAATCAAATAAGTTGATAGTATATGGCATTTTATCTATTGTCTTTTGCACAATGGTTTTATATGGTTCTTCTAGGTATTCAGGATTATAACTTTGTTTTACATTTTTGTTTTTTATACATTTTTTACAAAAGTGAGATAATATGTTTACATCTTTAGAATTTATAAAATCGTCAATTATCCAATGTCTCCAAGGAAACGTTTGTTTATATATTTTCATTTTCGTTTGCCTTGATGGAAAATATCTCCTTCGTTGACAACTCTAAACATCATACCTTTTTGTTTACAATATGCTCTTGCTGCTGACCATTTTGCTTGATTTATAACATAGTGTGCTTTATTAGCTCTGCTGTTTCCTAGTTTTTCTTTCAATGTATGATTAGCTGGTTTGATTTCTATTAGTTCAACGTGTTGCTTACCTGTTCTATCATTATATACAATAAAAAAATCAGGAACATAAATTGTGTATTTTCCTGTTAATGGATGTCTATAAGGAATTTTAATTGCTTCACTTGCCCACTTTGAAATATTTTCATTGCTATCACACATACGCATGAAAGCAAATTCCCAACTACTACGATAAGTTGGAGTACGTCCGCCTATGTATTTGTCAGGGTTTTTGAGTGTAAATTTACCCTGGGCAAAACGTGACATTAGAGTCTCACATTCCTGTTTTCGGTAGTTTCTATATTGTAATTATTTTTGTAACCTAGTGCGCTGATTTTACTTCTATTGTTGTTTAATATTGCGCTTACCAATGTGCTAAGTTGAACTTCGTCTAATCCTGTTAACGTATCAATGATTTCAAACACATTTTTATTTTCTGCTTTTGCCTGCTGTATTACTATAGTAGCAACAGCAATTGCTGCATCTTTTGTAAATTTACGTTTTGTAAAAAATCCAACAACGGTATCAACTTCATTGCTTGTTAAACTAATTTGTTTAGTAAAGTATCTGTCAAAAAACTGTTTTGTTTCTTTTGCGCTATCTTGTACTTTGTTTAATTCTTCGTTGGCAAAACTGCTCATCCGATTACTCCAATATCTTTTAAATCACTTTCAAAATTAGTTCCAAAAGGAGAGCTTGTTCCTTGATTCATTTCGTTAAAATTATTTAACGCACTGGCTTCGATTTGTAATTTAATTGTGGGCGACAACGATTCGTAAAATTGCTTAGATTCTTGTCTATTCAATCCACTGTACACACTAATAAGCCTTACTGATTGTCCTGCTGCATAGTCAGCAAGTTTTTGTGGATTATTTTGTAATTGTCTTTTATACTCTTGGTCGCTTAAACTTAAATTTTGATTACGCAACTGTACCGGAGTAGATTCAATGAATGTATTATTAAATGTGCTAGGAAAATAATTAGTTGTTGTAGCCGGTTGTCTTACAATTTGATTAATTGGTTGTGTAGATAATGGTAATTGTTCTTGCTTTTGTGTGCTATTAAATCCTGTCAAATCTACAACATTAGAAAGTAAGTCTTGGAATATTTCTGCCCAAAATGTATTGTCTGCTGTGTCTTTTGCAACACTACTTGTGCTTACACTATTGTAAGGACTTGGCACTGTATCGTAATGCTGTACATCTCCAAAGTTTTGAACTGTTTCTGGTGAAGTAATAGCTCTATCATAAAATACACTTTCATATGCAAGACGCATTGTATTTTTCATCACGCCTGCACCGTCTGCTTGATCTACTCTATCGTGTTGCCATTCTTCTATTAATGGATTAACCAAAGTAAAACTTGTAAACGTGCTTTCTTTGTTTTGAGGATGTAATTGATGAATGACTATACTATTAAAGAAAGGTACATCTGTTGTTCTTCTTCTATTGAATCCATGTCTATAAGTGTTAGCAATATCTGTATCATATAATTTTGTTTGATATGCTCTTGGTTTTGTTCCTTCGGTATCATAGTTACCATCTTGATAATAATACCTGTAGTATGCTTCCCAAAGCAGTGTTGTTAATCCTGCATTATCATCATGGAATTCTATACTAATAGGATTGTAATTTATTTGTGTTTGTATAACTTTTTTTCTATTATACTGATTTAACGTTTCAGTATTAAGAGTATAACTTGGTAAGTCTGCACTACTAGCCAATAAATTATATTCTTTTCTATTAAGTTGATTAAAGACATTTCTACCTAAAACACTCAATGCAACTGGATTTACTTCGATAACAATATGATATAAAAACTTATTTTTTGGTGCTAATCTAAAATTATTACGTCTATAAAGTGCTGCCGCGTGTGCATAATCGCCCATAATGCCTTTGGACGAATCTAAACGACTAAAATTATCATAAAAACTATTCAACGCCATACTGTATTTATCTCATTAAAAAAGGAGTCATTAAGACTCCTTTTTTGGTAGCAATCTCATTTAAGTATTAAAGAGCTGCGCCGCCTGTAGCACCTGTTCCTGTTTCACTGTTTCTATCTTGGAAGTTATTAGGTGTACCTACTCCAATATTTAATTGTACAGCGTTATCGTATGTGACATTTAAATTTACAGTCATTGCGTCATTTGTTGCGTATGACATTGAACCATAATCAACTTGGTTTAGATAACAACCATATAGTTCCCAAGTTTCTAAAACTTGTGGTGTATTAGCACCGTTACCACCATCTAAGATTTCAATACGCTGTGTAAATTTATAATCTTGACCGGTTGCAGCACTTGCTTGTTCAAAGAAGTCGAACTGTTTCTGTAGCTGTTCGCCAACTAGTTTTTGAACATTGCCGTTAATATCATCACGTAAATTTACGGTTACAGGCTGCCAAGTGTGCTTACCTGCCATAAAAATTTTACTGTTATAAACATCTAATTGAATAGGATCAAACTGAATGTTTGGTCTTGTTGCATCAATTACTTGTTTTGTTAATTCTGTTGTGTTTCCAGTAATACCAAAATTTTCCAGTGTCACTCTAAAGCGATACTGAAGTTTTGGCATAAGCAAACCTTGACTACTTGAAGTAGTGTCGTTTGCTAATGGAACTGTTAAATTCAATAGAGTTGAGATTGCCATCTATAGTTTCTCCTTAATACACAAGTATTTATCATTTGTAGGGGGTTTTTAATCACCCCCTACTTTATGATATTAAAGACCTGCGATCTCTCCTGTGTTTTTGATACGTAGCGGAATGTAAATAAATTCTACTGCTTTTACTGGTTCAATAGCAATATCTACATACAACTCATTTCTGTCAATTCTAGCAGGAGTGTTGTTTGTTTCATCACACACAACTAAGAAGTCAAACAATGCTCTAAGTCCTACAAGTTCCACTAGTAAACTTTCAACTTGTTGTTTAATTTCATCACGTGTGATTTTATCATTTGGCTCAAACAAATATGGTTTTGCAAGTGTGTTAAGTTGTGATCTTAAATATACAACTAATCTTGCAACATTTATTCTGTCTAATGCACTAGCATTTGCTGCTCGAGTTTTCTGTCCAAATACAACAAGCCCTGCTCCTGTTAGGAATGTGATTGGGTTAACGTTGTTTGAGTACAGTGTATCTCTTACACCTTCGTTTAATGCTGCCGGAACAAATTCGCCTTCACTGTTAATATAACCTGTTGAAGTTGCGTTTGTTACACCGCCGCGTCTTGTACCTGCTGGAGCAAACCAAGGATAAGCAACTTGGTCATTAAGTGCAAATGTGCGTAATACCATATGTGATGCTGGAACAACAATATTGTTTCCTGCATTGTCACTGCTAAATCCGCTTGGATAATATACACCTAAGTATTCATCTCTACTTACTAGACCAGTATCGTTATCTTCTACTGCTGCATTTACGTTAGTTGCCCATTCGTTAAGTGAAGTTGCATCATGTGTCAAACGCATTGGAGAATCACCTATAACAAATGCTGACAAACCTCTGTCATAGTTTAGTGTAATCATTTCACCAATTAGCTCTGGATAACCTGGTGATGCAATCAAGTTAAAGATACGTGATTCGTCATCACGGATATCTTGATTATCATTTACTAATGCTTGTAACGCTTGTATTACAACTTTACGCTGTGCTTTACGTCCAAAGCTACCCGAGCCGTCTGCTTCGTTAGCTGATTCTGTTACCCAACGGTGTGGATAGTATCCTGCCATTGATTCGTCACTTGCACGAGCGTTTGTAGCAGAAATGTCAATGTAGTTACGCACAAATTTCTTTACATTAAATCCACTTCTACGTGTGTTCCAAAGCAACATACCTTTTGGATATAATGCTGGATCTGGAGCATCTGGATCTAAGTAACCGCTTGTTAACAAGTCACTAATGTCACCAGCTTCATCGCTGTTTGCACCTGCTGTGTTGTAACGTGCATCTGCAAAAATAACACCGTTTTCTGTTGTTTGGTCAGTTGTATCTAATTCTGTCCAAGATGCTAATGTTTGATTGTAACGATAAATTTGTGGGAAGTTTTCTAAGTCTGCTGTGCTTACCCAAAGATCGCCTGTTACAAGTGGTGAACCATCTGATTGTTCGTTAGGCTCAGTTGCACTTACAATAGGTCCTTCTGGACTTGATGAAGCGTACTCGGTTTGATAACCTACCCACGAACTACCATCGTGTACCATAATATCAATTTCATCTACAACACTGCTGTACCATAGAGCACCGTCTGCTGCTAATGCAGTTGGTGCGCTTGCACTTGCTGTGTATGTCAATTCTTTCCAAAGTGTAGCAATATACTCATTTGCTCCGCCTGTTGGTGAATCATAAAAGTTTGCTGTACCAGAATTTGCAGTGTAATCCCAAGCATCAAATGCTGATCCTAGTTTTGTATTTGTATCTACAAATCTAATTTCGCCTCCAAGTGCGTGTGTGATTACAACTTTGTTTCCTGTAGCTACACTTGCAGTTACATTTGCAAGACCTGCTGCGTTGATACCTGCTGCTAATAAATCAGCATCGCCAACTGCACCTGTTGGTGTAAAGCTAACTGTTACAGGTGTACTCATTGCTGCGCTGCCTTTTACACTTTCACTGATTGTAAAATCGCCTGCACTTGCTGTAAATGTGGTTGCTGTAATAGCAGCACTTGTAATTGTTGTTGCACCTGCTGCATTACGCTTGAAGATTGTAAAATCTGCTAGGTTAGTTGCTGCTTCTGTAGTGTTTGTTTGTACGTAAACATCTGCTGTTGTTAAACCTAAACCACCGCCAGCTTGGTCCATATTATAGATTGCTGCGTGATTTGAATCATAAATTGGAGCACTTGTTGTATCCCAAAGTCCTGTATCACTGTTCCACGCTTTTACACTCCAGTTTGCACCTACGTTCGGAGTTGTTGTTTTAATCCATATACTACCTGTTGGTCTTGGGTTTGTATCACCTGATTTGTAAAGAGGTACACTTGTATGAGCAGAGGCCTGTAGTTTAGGAGCATAGTAGTTTGTGCCTGCTGTCAATCCTGCAACAGTTAATACTGTTCCAGTACCTGCAATTTGGAAACCATCGTGTGAACTACCGTCATTGAAAATTACAATGCGTGAATCAACAACATTTGCTGTAATACCTGAGCCACTTGCTGCTGTGTTAAAATCAGCTGCTAATTGTGCTGGAGTATTTCCTGTTAAAGCAAATGTAAAGATTTGTGTTGCACCGTCGGTTTGATTAATAGTGATATTGTCTCCTGGTGTAAACGGAGTTGCGGTAAGTGACTCTGTACCTGTCACACTTGCCCAACTTTCTTTCCAGTCTGCACTTCCTACTACTACCCAAGTACCTACTGTAATACCTGCTGCTGCGTTACCTGGTGATTTGTAATATATTGTTGGCACAGTTGTTAATGCAACAATTGCATAATCGCCAATAGAACCTACTGATCCTTTTGGTGTGTAATCGCCACCGCTGTAATCTACAACTTGTGTTGAATCAGTAATTACAGTAGGAACTTTGTTTGTAAAACTTTGTCCTGTGGTATTTGATGTTGAAACTGTACTACCGTCCCATTCAAAAATACCATATCTACTGTTTGCAGTATCTAACCAATATGTTCCGTCTGCTGGATTTGCTGTTGTTGCAGTTGAACTTGCAGTTAAAGCACCTAAGTCTACATCTGCACGAACAACATATGCTCTATTGCTAACACCCAAATATGAGTATGCAGCCTGCAATCCATATTCGTTTTGTTCTCCGCCATGGATTGGATTGTTATTATTATCTACATAAAATGTTGGATCACCGAATGTATCTACAAGTTCACGCTGTGAAGTTAGTAGGTATGGTTTTCCAGCATTTGCTTTTGTGGTACCTGGAGCTGTTCCTGTTCCTGCACCATTTAGTTTATTTTCGCTTGTTGCGACAAATATAATAGGTACTGTGCCTGGTTCTGCCGGAGTGTAAAAACTCTCGTCAATAACGCTGACCTCTACACCTGGTGATGTTAATGCCATTTTCTTGTTCTCCTAAACAATGTTATTATAGTATTATTTAGCAGATCTGGCGTAAAAACAGGGGTTTTGGTAGGTTATCTACCCAGTTAATTTGCCTTTATACAGTTCATCTACCCAAAACTCTAAGTCTTTAAGTGTGCCATTATTGTCTATATAAAAGTCAGCCATCCAAGGTTCTAGTGTCATACTTTCTACTGGCTCTTTGGGTAAGTAGTCGCTGCGGTCTACCCAAATAGCATAATCAAAAACATTTGTGTTTCGCATTGCAAACTATTCACGTTTGTTCCTTAGTCCGCAGTAAATATCATGCTCATTAAAGATAGCTCTGCCTAATGTAGCAGCATCACGTTTGTTCATGTCGCTTATAGCATTATACCATTCAGTCCTATGATTGTGTCTATCAGCATAGCACTGTTCTTCAGTATCATAGTTGTACTTCTTTTTTAACAAATCATAAATGAAAAGTTTTGAACAGAAAGCACTGCTGCTTTCAAAACTATATCCGTACTTGTCTCTAAGTATTTCGCAGACAGTATCTTTACCGTGTCTGCCGTGACCGATTACCAACAGTTTCTTTTTATTCATAATTTATATTATGATAAAAGTTGTTGTTTGTCAACCAATTAGGAAGCTATATCCTGTGCCGCCGGCAACTGCCATTGCTAGATCTTCTTCTAGTTTTTCCATTTCGGCTTGTGCTTCTGCTTTCAATGAATCACCGTTAAGTGTAGTTCCGCCACCTGGGCCAGCAATAGTAGCAAATTTACTTCGTGCTTCTCCTAGCATATATTTACAAGCTGCTAATGTATAATCTTTAATCCATTGTGATGCTTTATAATCATCTAGTAATTGCATATCAGGTCGATAGTTATAACAATACAACAATGCTTCTTCTTCTGCTCTTGGACGTTGTAATATTGTAAGTTTGCTAGTTGTTGGATTCCATTTGAATTCTATAAAGCTACCAAACATACGTCCTACTAATTCTTGTTGTTGTGCAAAGAAATCATAAGTTGCAAGACCACCAATACCACTTCCTGCTAACAAATAAGTGTTTGTATAAGCTAAGTTAAAAGGTTCAAACAAACTACCACCGTCTGCACTACCGCCTAATCTGCTGCCGATACTGCGTCTATAAATTTTTCTAACCTCAATAATTTCTTGAGGTAATTCATAGACATTTTGATCTTGATTGAATTTTACAGTTACGTAACTTTCTTCTACGCTGTTTTCGCTTCGTTGTCTATATTTTGTTAATGCTTTAGTCAAAGCAGTTTCATAATGGATTGGATCTAGTTCTACATCCACCATTCCTCCGCCTAAAAAAGCGTTTACATAATCAAATACTTGTTGTTTTTGTGTAGTTAAATTACTATCTGCCATTGGTTATCTCCAATTGTATTTATCGATAAATATGTGTATGCCAAGACTAAGTTTATATAGACCAGAAAGATCACATGACTATGATTTCTTAGACAAAATGATCTATGAACAATTTACTGTTGGCGGTACTGATCTTTTGATTCACAAGTACTTAGGGCCAAAAAATCCGTCCGATGACAACACAACATTTGAACAAAAGCAATATACAGAAGCAAGCGAAACTAACATTCAAGATCTTTTGTTTTTAGAAAACCGCGATAGAAAATATGACGAAGACATTTATGTCGTAAGGGCACATTACAATGTGCAAGATCAAGACTTTGATTTAAGTCAGTTTGGTTTGTTTTTACAAAACGATACATTGTTTATGACAATGCATATTAATAGCAGTGTAAAAACAATTGGCAGAAAGATTATGCCTGGTGATGTTTTTGAATTACCACACTTGATTGATGAGTATGCAGCTAACGATTACAGTGTTGCGTTGAAAAGATTTTATGTTGTTGATGAAGTAACTAGAGCAGCAGAAGGATTTAGTCAAACTTGGTATCCGCATTTATATAGAGTAAGATGTAAACAGATACTTGATTCACAAGAATACAAAGATATACTTGAGGCAAGTGCAGAGGATGAAGATAATCCAAATCTAAAACTAAGAGATGTATTAAGTACATACGAAAAAGAAATGCAAATAAACGATGCTGTAATTGCACAAGCAGAAGAATATGCAAACCAAAGTGGTTATAGCACTATCCAGTTTTATACGCTGAGTGTTGACGACAAAGGCGAAATGGCAATTGTTAGTGCAGACTACAACGATCTGCTTGTTGACGGTACAATTGGTGCTGACACTATTTTTGTTACACCAGATGGAAATGGTTATCAAGGTTACTTAGTTGGAGACGGTATTCCGCCAAACGGTTATCCTTATGGACAAGGTACAGGATTTCCTACTGTAATAAATGAAGGTGATTATTTTTTGAGAACAGATTTATCTCCTAACAGATTATTTAGATATGACGGCAATAGCTGGAGAAAAATTGAAGATAATGTTAGAACAGAAATTACACCAACAGATACAAGAGATACTCTAAAAGGCACATTTATCAACAACACAACAGTAAATACCATTGGTGGTGAAGAAGTGCAAGAAAGACAAGCACTTAGTAAAGCACTTAGAGCAAAGGCAACTGACTAATGCAATTTTTTTATGATGGACAAATCCGTAGATATCTAACACAAATTGTTAGAGCTTTTAGCAATTTTAGTTATCAAGACGGTGACGGTGATCTAAGACGTGTGCCAGTTATGTATGGAGATATAACAAGGCAAGTTGGAAGTATCATAAGAGAAAACTCAGAAAACAAATTGCCAAGTGCTCCTCGTATGGGTATATACATTACTAGCTTGCAAATGGACAGAGCTAGGTTAAGTGATAGCAGTTATATAAGTAAAATAAATTTACGTGAAAAAGAATTTGATGAAAATACTAGTAGTTACTTAAGAAGCCAAGCCAAAGGATACACAGTTGAAAGACTGCATCCTACTCCATATACACTAGCTATAAATGTTGATTTATGGAGTACTAGCACTGATCAAAAGTTACAAATACTAGAACAAATTTTTATGTTGTTTAATCCAGACTTAGAATTCCAAACAACAGATAATTATGTTGATTGGACTAGTTTAAGTACTTTGTATTTAGAAGATATAAACTTTAGCAGCAGAAGTATTCCTGTTGGAACCAACGACGAAATTGATGTTGCAACAATTGGTTTTACTGCTCCAATTTATATTTCACCGCCTACTAAAGTTAAAAAACTTGGTATTATTACAGATATTATTACAAGTATTTTTAATCAAGATCAAGGTACAATAAGTTTAGAAGGATTTAATCCACCAACAGATAGCGATCAAGGTGCATCAAGCGGAACAACTGTTTTAGCAGATGGCACAATAATTGATAATCAAAGTGGTGTAACCAGCACTCAAGCTGTAGGATTAGGAGGCAGACTAGATTTATCAAATCCTGTGATATCAAGTTATAGAAATTTTGATTTGATTGTACAACAAGAAACAGGTAAACTTGCAATTAATAAAGAATTACGTGTAGGCGAAATTACGTGGTTAAACGTTTTAGAAGCAGAACTGCCAGCAAAATTCCAACCAGGTATTAGTCAAATTAGAATACGTAGAGCAGAACTACAATCAGAAATTGTAGGTACATTATCATTAACAGAAGGCGACCATTTTACAATAAACATTGACTGGGACGAAGATACATTACCTAGCAACACTCTTATTACTGGTCCGACAAAAACAGATGGTACAATTAATTATATTGTAAATCCAATCGAATTTAATCCATTAAGTGTAAAACAATCAGGAACACGCATATTGTTGTTAGGTCCATTGGGCTTTCGTGTAGATAGAACGTTTACTGCAACTTATAGTGATGATAAAATATATACCGACATAGATTATTTTATTCAAAACAGCAGTTTTGAATCAAGAATAGGTTCGGAAACAGTAAGTAGTTTTGATGTGTATGTTAACGGTGCTGTTGTTGCTGCAACAGGTTCTAACGACAACGATAAGTTCTTAATTACATTAGATGTTCCTTTAGTAGCAGGAGATGTTGTACAATATGTTCTAACACTAAACGAAGACGGAGCAGAAGCTTGGAAGAACGCAGATGCTAGTGATTTTGCAGCAGATAAAAATGACATTGTAGAATGGGATGGTAGTAATTGGCATATTATTTGGGATGCAAGTGCTGACGAAACCACAACATATGTTACAAATGTTACAAACGGTCAACAGTATTATTGGAACAATTATTATTGGCAAACTGCTATAGATGGATATTATCCAAGAGGAACTTGGACAATAACTTTATAAAATAACTATTTGTATGAATCAAATAATTTGTAGTGGTGCTTTGTTTTATAGTTTGCAAACGCACAGATTTTTATTATTACATAGAGCAAAAAGTAAATCTAAAAATGTTTGGGGTCTTGTAGGTGGTACAAACGAAGGTTATGAAACACCCTGGGAAGGTCTAAAAAGAGAAATACAAGAAGAAATTGGCAGTGTACCAGAAATTAAAAAAACAATCCCATTAGAAACATTTATTAGCAGTGACGAACATTTTCATTTTCACACTTATTTGTGTGTCGTTGAAAAAGAATTTTTACCAAAACTAAACGACGAACATGATGGATATTCATGGGTAAAATTTGGTTCATGGCCTAAACCCTTGCACAACGGACTATCAAACACTTTACGTAGTAAATATAATCAAAATAAACTAGAAACTATTATCCAGCTTGTTGATATAATTTCTTAAACTCATCTTTCAACCAATTAAAATCATTGAGTTTTGCTAGTTCTACTGGATTATCTTTGTGCTCTTCGCCAAAGTTTTTACCTGCTATAGCACCAGCAATTGCTGCTTTACCAAATGGTTTATCATCGCCTTTACTGCACCAGGCATCTAATCTAAATTCTGTCTCGTCGTCTTTTTGTCTTGCAATAGTACGACTTGCAAGTTTTGCACATTCTCTAAATCCACTGCGCCAAGCACTAAACGAGTCTGTGTTAAATGCAGTAGTATTGCTCATTTCATCAATGCCTTTGAACTTATCACTAATGCTAGTTGTCATATCTGTAGTAGATTCGTCTAAGTTCCTTGTTAAAGCAGTAGGCAATAATTTTACACCGCCGTAACCATATACAAGTCCATTAATAGGATTATAACTTCTCCATACGTGTACAGTTTCTTTACCATCTATATCATATGCAGGAACATAAAAGTCAAAATCAAATCCGTCAATTATTTCAGCATCTCCATCTACTACCCAAAACATTTCCGTTTCTGCTAGTTCTGCTGCACGTTTGTGAGCAGCATGAATGCCTTTAATATCCATTACACGTTTTGCTCTAGGAAATTTTTCGCTCAGTGAATTAAAGTTGTCATCAGCATTTGGTTCTCCATTACTAATAAAAACAATATCATAAGGTTTAGGACGACTGCCTACCTCTGGATATTCTTTTTTAGTAACAAAAAATCTATAATCAATTTCACGTTGACTAATGTTTAATTTTTTACTAGTTAATGAAATACCATCATAAAATTCTCCGTTTTTCCAAACGTGATTAATTTTGCGTTCATATTGATTATGATGACTTATATAAAAATCCCAATTAAAATTATCTACAGGTAAAAAACTATCATTTACCATCCAGAACATATCAAAATTACAATCTTTTTTTGCTCGTAAATAATCTTGATAATCATTCACTGTGTAAATTGGATATTGCTTAGGATTACTTGCAACAATTTCGTGTTCTTTTTTCTTAATTAAAAATCTATGTTCTATTTCTTTTTCACTTACTAAAACATTTTTACTGAATAAAACAATACCATCGTATGTGTCATTGTTTAAAAATACGTGATTGATATTTCTATCATAAGTGTTGTGATGATCAAAATATAGATCAAAAGCAAAATCTTCACACACTTCTACATCATCTGGTATACCCCAAAACATTTCCGACTCACAATTATATAATGCTTCGGTGTAGTCTTCATATGAATTGATTACAAATTGTTGGAATTTTTTTGGTGTACTAGCAACAATATTGTGTTCTTTTTTGTTTACATAAAATCTATGATCAAATTCTTTTTCACTTATTTCAGACCTTGCACACATTAATGCAATGCCGTCATACGAATCTTCATTTAGGAAAACGTGATTTGTTTTCATATCAAAAGACTCTTGATCGTGAAAATATTTGTCCCATTCAAATTCTTCATTTACATCAACATCGCTTGGTATTAACCAGAACATATCACTGCCGCAACTTGCTATTGCACTTTTGTATTGTTCATATGTATCAATATTAAAACGTTCAAAATCTTTTGGTACACTTGCAACTTCTTCATGATCAATCTTGTGTTCTAATTCTCTAAAAATAATTTCTTTTTCTGTCACAGGTGAGTTTTTACTAAACAAAAAGACACCATTGTATTTGTTTCCATTTAACCAAGCGTGATTGCTTTTTCTATCTGAGCTATGATGGCTAATATAATAATCAAATTTAAAATCTTCATTGATAATAATTTGATTGCTATATCCCCAAAATAAATGCGTTGTTGATTTTTGTAATGCAGATTGATAATCGTAATAATCATTAATTTCAAAACAATCATATGGTCTAGGATTACTTGCCATAATCCTTACTTCTTTTTTATCAATTAAGAATCTATGTTTTAATTCCCTTTCAGAAATATCATAATTTTTTGGTAGCAACATAACACCATCTAATTGATCAATGTCCCCGTTGCCAAAAACGTGTGGTGTATCATAACTCCATTCATCGGGTTTATAACTAAATTTAAATGTATCTCTTACAACAGTATCATCGTAAACAATCCAAAACATATCAGTAAAACTTTGTTCTCTAGCTTGTTCAACCGTGTCTACAGATTGTACTTTGAATCCTCTTTCGATTAGATTATTGTGTACAGTTTTATCTTCTCCAATGTAAAAGATATCAAATTTTTCTTGCCCTTTATAAGGGCTGTAATGTCCAGCAATATATTTTTCTTCTATTTCAATAAAATTATTCCAATGTGCATCTCTGCTTACTAAACGAACCAAATCATAGCTTTTTACTTCTCTACTTTTTTCAAATACATAAGGAAATTTAAACGTTGCTAATTGATTAGGCATATAATACCAAGGAAAACTTGGATATATTTCTATACCTTTTTTTATTAGCCAAACATATTTTGTGGTAATTTCATTTTCTTTTTCTTTTAAGATAGAATAGTCAGTAGGATCATCAACATAAAAAACATTCCACTTAGGCAAAAAATGATTTTTTAAACTGTCTTGTCCAGGAAACAAACCTGGGGTTGATTTTAATTTATCGAATTTTGAAAATGCTGTTTTCATAGTGTGTTTGCTTTCAATCCTAAATGAACTAATTTAATATCTGCATCTAACCAAACATCAATTCCGTGATGCATTGCTTGATTACAAAAGTATATATCCTCGCCGCAGTAATTATCTTCTGATTTATTATATTCGTGTGCAAACCAAGGCTTTGGTAACTCTTTAAATACTTCTGCTTTTACTAACATACAACCCATTCCTACAGCCCAAATTTTGTGTAATCCGCTGTTTTGGTTCAATCTTGTGTGTATGTTTTCTGGATCTGTAAATGCTACTGATCTATAAGGAGCATATCGTGTACTGTATTGTGCAGCAACAATATTTTTATTGTGTGTCATTAAAACATCAGCAGTATTTGCTGGAAACTGCATATCGCTGTCTAGCCATAGTAGATGTGTTGCATCTTTTTCTAATGCAAGATTTGCTAAGTCGATACGTTGTTGCGCAATCACGCTTCCACAAACAATGTGTAGATCAAATGGTATTTCTAACTTAGTAAGCCTACAAGTTAATTTACTTAAACTTTGAGCAAAAAAAGTGTGTACTTGATCTCTTGCAGGAACACAGATACCAATTTTCATTACAATACTGTGTTAGGAATCTCAGCTTCGTTTAATTCTTTTTCTGCTGCAACTGTTAAGTTATTC